CTCAAGGCCATTGAGGCCAGGGAGCGGGTGCTGGTTGCGAAGATGGAGAATCAGTTTGCCGCGAAGTTGGCCGAACTCACTTCTCAGTTTGATACCAAGATCACCCCGGCGCTGACCACCGCGCAGAGTTACGCTACCAACCAGTTCATGGCATCGGTTCTCCAGAAGCACGCCGACGCTGTTACGCTCCTTCCGGATGTTGAGAAGTGGGTAGCAGGCCAGCCGGCCATTGTTCGCAGATCATACGATGCAGTTCTGGACGGAGGCACTGTGGCCGAGACCGTTGAGCTGTTCGATATTTTCAAGAAAGCAACGCAAGTAAGTACCCCTCCTGAGCCAACTCCTGAAGAGGTAGCGGCCCAGCAGGACAAAGAGAAAAGGCTCAAGGCCCAGGAAGGCGTTAAAGGACGCCACACTTCTGGGGGCAGAGCCGCTGTGGACCCCGACGATTTCGACGGGGCCTTTGATAAGTTTGCCGCAACGGCATAACAACCCCCAGCCAGAGGAGGAAGTATCATGGCATTAACAGCTTACGGGGACATCTCCCCAGCAGTAGCGGCCAGTGCGTCCGTAGAGATCCTGAAACGCGCCCAGCCCCATCTGGTCATCCAGCAGCTTGCTCAGGTTAAGCCGCTCGGCAAGAACCAGACCACCACCCAGAAGTTCCGTAGGTATGAGCGGTTGGCTGCGGCCACCACTCCTCTGACTGAGGGTGTAACTCCGACTGGCAGCAGCCCCACCTACACCGACTACACCGCCACCTTGGCGCAGTATGGTGACTATCTGGAGTTGACTGACGTAATTGCCGATCTGCACACCGACCCTGTGTTGCAGGAGTATTCCGGCATGATCGGTGAGCAGTCCGCGCTGACCCTGGAGATGATTGCTTTCGGCATCATCAAGGCAGGCACCACCGTATTTCGGGCCAACGGTTCCGCCCGTACCGACATCAACACCCCGCTGACCCGTGACCTGCTTCGTAAAGCAACTCGGGGCTTGAAGCGACAGTTGGCGCGGCCGTTCACCAAGAAGACCTCCAGCACTCCGAAGTTCGGTGCTGAGGCTGTCCGGCCGTCTTATGTCGCCCTGGTACACTCCGACTTGCAGGCCACCCTTGAGGATATGGAAGGCTTCAAGGACATGGCTGACTACGAGGGTCCGTATTACGAGGGCGAGTTCGGTGCCAACGGCGACGTTCGGTTCGTTATGTCCACCATCGTTGAAGCATGGACTGACGGCGGCGGTGCGAAGGCTGGTAGTGGTGTGACGATGATCTCCACCGGGGGCACCTACGCCGACGTGTACCCGGTCATTGTTCTCGCCCCGGATGCTTTCGGACTCGTACCTCTCAAGGGTGCGAACGCCATCACCCCGATGGTTCTGAACCCCAACGTACCTCGCGGCGGCGACCCTCTGGCGCAGCGCGGTTCTGTAGGTTGGAAGACCTACTTTACCGCTGTAATCCTGAACCAGTCGTTCATTTCCCGCATTGAGTGCGCAGCCGCAGAGCTTTAAGCTAACCCTGTGGGCGGGGTAAAACCCGCCCCACTTTTTTGAAGGAGACTTCGCTATGATGCAGCAAGCTGCCAAAACCGGCACCAATACCGTCGCCGCAGGTGGAACCGCCGAGACCGTTGTGCTTGGCTTCCAGCCCTCGTATGTGCGGGCAATCAATGTCAACAACCTTACCTCTTACGAGTATTTCGCAGGGATGACCGCCGACTACTCCATCACCGACGCCAACGGCGGCACCGTTGCTGCTGCTACGTCTGGGGGCATCACTCTTACCGCCGATGGGTTCACTCTCGGCACTGCTATCTGTGACACCACCAGCGATGTAGTTCGGTGGCTGGCAATCAGATAAACACTGTCCAGGCGGAGTGTGACTCCTGCCGATGGAGGATGTAACATGAGAGTAAAAGAATTGAAAACCAGATTGCTTGTTTGTGAAACAATCAAAACCCACAGCGGAGCTACTCCGACACTGGGCGGACTTGGCATCGCTGAGAGCGCTGCGCTGGATGGTGTAACTGCTGGGACTGTTGCCGCATCCAAGGCAGTCGTCGTCGATGCCAACAAGGACGTTGGGGATTTTCGTAACGTCGATGTTGTCAGCCTAGATGCTGGTGCTTCAGGCGTTGCCGGTTCCGTTGATGTGTTCCCTGCGACTGCTGCAAAAGGGAAGCTGACGATCACTGCCGCCAATAGTGCGGGGGATACTGTAACCTCAATCGTCAATGCTTCACAGGCGGCTGCCAGGGTCTACACCATTCCTGATGCCGGTGCCGACGCCTCGTTTGCAATGACTGCGGGTGCTCAGACGCTGAATGGTGTTAAAACCTTCGGGAGCGGCGTTGCTTTTGGCGCCGGGGCAACCTTGGATGTAGACAGTGCGGCAGTCGCAGCAACCGGCAACGACACCACACAGACAGCCACCGTTACCAAGATGGCTGGGACGATCACAACCGGAGCGTTGACCACTGCGGCCAACGCAACAACTGCTGTTGTTTTGACTTTGGCCGGGGTGGTGGCCGGGGATATTGTGATGGTCACCTTGGCCGGTGGGACAAACACGACAAGTGTAACCGTCAACTCAGCCATTGCGACCACGGATACCATCACCGTGGTATTGCGAAACGATGTTCTGACCACAACCGCACTCAACGGTACGGTCGCGTTCCACTATCTTTGGATGAAAGCTTAAGCAGTTCAAGTTTTGAATCGGGGGGAGGAGCAATCCTCCCTCTTCTCAAGCCTTGAAACTAAAAGGAGCCTAAAAATGTATATGAAACGCATGCTGGAAATAGGTCAGGCCTCGAATGGCTTTGTTATTGAGTGCCGCGTGCCGATCAAACCGATGGAAAAGAAAAAGAACGAGGGGCTGTGTTGCGAGTACCCCGGCTCCAGTGAGAAGCAGTACATCGCCAAGGACGCGGCCGAAGTCGTTTCCTTGATTGAGAAGCTGATGCCGATGCTGGACGACAGCTTTACAACCGAAGAAGAGTTCGATGTCGCTTTCGACAAAGCGGCCAAATAAAAAAATAACTGGAGGACCAGATGAGCGTAAACGACGAATTTGATCTTGACTCTGAATTGAGTGGAGTTGATACTGCGCCTGTGGAAGTACCTGCGAAAGGGAAAGGTAAGGGCAAAGCCAAGGCCGAACAGGCACCCGAGAAGGCAGTAGAGGCTGCACCTGAAAAGGTCGCACTTGACCCGGAAGAGGACCGCGAGAACTGGCCGGTAATCCACATCGAGATGGAAGATGAGAAGCCCAACTACGAGTATCTCGCGGCCCACGGCACCATGCAGAACGGGCAGCCGTTCGGCCATGAGTTGCAGGTAATGCGCGGAGTCGATGTGGCTGTACCGCCCTCCATCGTTTACTCCTTACGGGACGCGATCAGCTCTCATTACTCTTCTCGAAGGGATTCATCCGGCAAAACCAGTTTGGTCAAGCAGGACCGGTCCGCTGTACCCTGGCGGCTGGTAAGCCCTGGCCTCCATGTTAAGCCGCCTCGGGTAAGATAAATGAATCGCTCTCAGATGCTCGCAGAGTTGCGAGACGTCATAAGCGATTTATCTGTTGCTGGGTCGTGGTCTGACACCCGGCTGCTCGGGTATCTTTCTGAGGGCCAGGACAAGTTCTGCGAGGACACAGGGTACTTCGGTGACATCACCAATTACTCGCTGACCCTCGCTACCGGCACCGCGATGTACGCAATCCCTCCCAGAGCGATCCAGGTAATGGACATCTGGGACGGGACCAAGCGGCTCGGCAAGGTACTGCCTGATCGCGTAGTTGCGCAGGACACTGAGCTGTTTGATATTGGTTCCACGGCTACAGGCCGGCCAGTGGCATGGCAGACGGACCAGACTACCGGGTTTATCAAGCTGACCCCTACGCCTACCCTTGCCGAGAACGGGGCTATCCTGACTCTGCATGTGTGGCGGCACAGCCGGTACGACCTAGCAGGAGATGGTGCTACGGCAGGAGTTCCTGCAGAACCTGAAATTCCTAGCCGGTTCCACCGGGCGTGCATTGAGTGGGCCGCATACAAAGCGTTCATGCACCACGACGCAGAGGCGCAGGATCCGGTGAAGGCCGGGGATCATCTGCAAGCGTACAGGGCGTATGTGTCAGACGGCAAGGACGCTCTGCGCAGAATACAGAACATGGAAACTCGGGTCGGGGCTGACCCGGCGTACAGGACTTGAGCCAATGAAATACGAACGCGGCATCACAGCTCTCACCCCAGTCGGTGCAGGCATGTGTAACAAGTTCTCGGCCAGAGCTTTGCCGGAGGACGTAGTTCGTAACGCCGTCAACACAGACTTCCGCTCCACCGGGGACATCCGCACACGAGGCGGGTACGCCCTGCACTACGCAGGAAACGATGTCCACTCCGCGCTTACTT